CGTGCTCCTTTCTGATCCTCAGTACTTCCGCTTCAAACAGATCCGTCAGACGTTTATCGATATAGGAAACACCTTTTTCGAGCATATAGCTTCCTTTGACAAATCCTGTAGTCTTTCCTGATCGGCTTACAATTCTATGTCCGTAATTTACAAACTCAGAATAGTTTGCTGTATTAACTAGAACTTTTTTGACCCCAGAAGGACCTTTCACTGCAGGAGTTGACCTCCAGGACTTTCTCAAATGTCCAGTTTGTACTGGAGTGTTCTGTTTGATATGCCGCACCCCTTCATTCACTGCCTGATTTAAAAGCTTGATATCAATTTCTGAGAGATCTCCCATCTCTGCCGACAATTCCCTGTGAAATGCATCTATGGCTGCTTTATTTCTCCGATAATTTGAACTGTTCACGCTTTCTCATCCCTTTCCACGCGGCACTGATATTGAAAACTGTAAGGATGTACTTCTCCGACTCGAAGTTTTATCCGCTGTCCATTTCTCAACGTAACAACAGCTTTGTCACCTTCCAGGATATCTGTTTCCAGTCCGCAGAAAAGCTGGTTACTCGCCTGCAGGGATGGTACCGGGCTTCCAGCAAGGCTCTGCCCGGAAATGCTATATCGGCATTTTATGCCAGATGCAACGCATTTTTCTTCAGAAGAATTAAATCCCTCTGTATCAGTCGCATCCTGGTACCGGTAAACATCCATGGTCGCATCATACATTACAGCATATGGATTAATCATAACCTCTCAACCTCCTAAACCGGCGCAAACTGCTTTTATCCGCATCAGTCAGACCATAAATACCATCCCGGCTGTTACTGCCGCCTGTGGCATAGGTGATACTTCCTTCGCCTTCTTTGATAGCGGATATATCCTGCTGGTATCCCGTTCCTTTGACCGCTTCATAATCAATGATCCCTTTGACTTTTTTCCGGATAACCGGTTCCAGTAATTCTGGAAGGCAATCTGGATCCAAGTTACAATAATCACAGATACTGAGGATGACATCGGAGATGTCAAGATCCCGCGTGTCATCCTTCAGATTGTTTTTTACCGCAATCAACATCTCCGATTTTGTCATGGCTTCTCCTATCCCAGCTTGTGTTTGAATGCCACGATACGGATCTGCTTTGGCTCATAAACTGGCTTCCAGTTCTTTGGGATTGCCACTTCAGTTCTGGACGGTCCCTCAGTCTTTGCTACCTCAGCATTCTGCCATGCAATGCCTCTTGGATGAAGGATCATGGTCTTACGGTTGATCAGATAATCAACACCGGAACCCTTACGCTTTGCGCGATCCGTCTCAGTTGGTACGAAACCAGCCGGATTACCATTGCCGAGAGCCACGGCACCGTTACCAAAAAGGTAGGTAGTGTAAACACCATCTGCTACCGGACAGCCATCATCTACGATAACGCGCTTGCCCTGATAAAGACCGAATGCAACATCATTAGACGGCTGTACCGTTTCAATCAGGTTCTGTTTTTTCAGATATGCCTCTGTTGCAGAGTGCATACAAACACCAGTTAACTGTGCTTTCGCATCTCCCAATTTCTGCTCTGCATCAATGAATGCGGAACCAGACCAATTAGCTTTTGTGCCACTTAATCCAGAAATATCCAGAATATTGGTCTCCAGTCTTGTCTCCGCTGCCGGATCACCGCTGCTTCCTGCCGGCACAGTGCCAAACACACCTTTAAGGATAGCAATCAGTTCTTTCTGCATATCACGTTCCCAAAATCTGGCAACCAGAGATGCGATTGCCATCATCGGATCGGTTCCTGCCAGTGCTGCAGACAGATCGGTTGCAGACCACATCTTAGCACGACGAAGGATCACTGCTACGTCCTTATTGGATGTGATCTTGTTGTCATTAAGATCTGTTCCCTCAATGACCTGCTCAGACTCTCCGGTCAGGTCTTCAAAGAATGGCATATTGATCATTGGAGAAGCCTGGGAAGCCAGGGCATCAAATTCAGTATTGTTTACGATAATTCCGCTCTGTACAAGTGCGGATAACTCCATTGTGCGATTGATCACATATGGGTTAAAAAGTTCCGGGACGATTACGTCCTGTAAAGTTGTTCCTGCCATTTAAAATTCCTCTCTTTCTTAGATCTTTACTCCGGCTGCAGCTGCCAGCTGTCTGGCCTGCTCCGGGTTCTGCTTGAACAGGCGTCCCTGCTCCGTCAGGTTATAAGTTTCTTTTGCGAATGGATTGTTTCCAGGAGGATTACCACCACCGGCCGGATTATATCCGCCTGCTCCTCCAGCACTCTTAAAAAGATGCGGGGAAGCTTCTCTCATAGGCTTTAATACATCGTCCAGACCAACGGGAGCCCCGTCTTTGTCAAAGACAAACTTATCCAGACCGCCATGCTTGTAGATGATGTAATCTGCATCTGTAGCACCAGCCTCTTTCAGCTTGTCTTTTAAGGCATATTCCTTCCTGGTATTCTCTGCAGCAGTTTTAAGACCTGCCACCTCAGTTTCATAAGCTTTGACCTTCTGCTGCAGATCTGCGTTATCTGCATTGTTTTTCTTCAGGTCCTTGATCGTATCATTGGCCGTACTCAGCTCTTTCACCTTGTCATTGTAGTCCTGCTTTGGTACTGCATGCTTCGGGAATTCAGCATTGATTGTCTTCATGGTTGCTTCAACATCCAATTTACCGTCTGTGATTACTGCCTTCTCTAAAATTGTTTTTAACCATTCCATTACGTTTACCTCCATAGATTTTTATTCCCGCTCTCCGGGTATTGGGATCGTCCGGTTATACTCCCGGCAGAGTAGCGCCCAGTTTTATGCCTTATGGCAGGGCATAAAAATAACACCCAGGGCTTGCCTGCGTGCCTTACTGCTCGATCTTATTGCATTTGGTACACCGTCTTACATAACCGCCATAAGAACCGTAAGCCCGGCTCCAATGCTTTCGGTAGTGGTGGCAGCACTCTTTCTTCCTGAAAAGTCTCTGCCGGATCCATGATATAAGCCCCATAAGATCACCTTCTTTCATTTGCGACGTCGCAATTTATAGATTTATTTAATTTCAATATCCGGAATTAACCTTTCAGGATAAAATACCAACTCATAATGATACTTGTCTGTTCCTTTCGGCTCTGTCTGCTCCATTACATAACAGGTCCAGTCATTCAGGTAAATGTAATCCTTATAATACTGATCATCACCTGTTTTAATGGTAACTACCAGCTCATTTGAACTATTGTTGTCAAGCGCCATATAACCTTCGGCCTGAAGCATAACAGTATCCGTTCTTGCATTAGTAACTGTAATTCTGCGATAAATATTAAATTCATTCGCATCTTTTGATAAGTTGTAGTTTACTGTGTGTGCTGTTGAGCACCCCACCATTCCAAGCATCACAGATAACGACACTCCAAATGCTAAAATCTTCTTTTTCATCTTCTTATCCTCTCTTTCCTAAAAATGGGTACAAAAATACCAGCGTCCTTAAAGCCCTGGTATCGTATCCTTTATTCCTTTTATTAATGCTGCCGCTTTCTTCATTGCTGAATTTTCTTCGAGATATTCCAAGTCCTTTAACGTAATACCCATACTTGGATCTAATTTCACTCCCCTAAGTCCTTTTGCATGCAGAACACCGTGAATATATCCTTCATTCTGAAGCATAACAAGAAGCGCATCTAAACGATTTTCAGATATTCCAAAATACTCTGGAATGAGCTGGCTTCTGTCAAATTCATCATAATCCATAGCTGCTTCCAAAAGCTTCAATATCTTATAAATAACCTTGAAATTATCCATCTGATCATCTCCTCATCTTCCAATACGCTGCTTTCCTTGGCCCGGTGGAGTTTTGTAAACCTCTTCTATAAGACCATGTTCAATATCTCCACCAACATATCCTTTTCCATACAGCTTATCTAAATGCGCCAATACTTCTTTGTCCCTGACAAGACTTCGGAATTTTTCTCTCTGAGGTTCATACTCTTCATATGTTTTGATTTGCAGAAATTCTTCTTTCAAACTCATCTTATTACCCTCTCAATAAAATCATAAATTTCCTGATGTCCATTTAACTGTTTCTTTTGATACAATCTAAATGGCTCCGAGATAGTTTCAAGCATCCGTTCAGTTTTTATGCTTCCATCTGCATTTATTGCTTCCGAAAGCGAATTTACATATACGCGCCCCTGGTATTCACTTACAAAGTGGTCTCCATGAACAATAAAAACTGTCTGCGGTTGTCCTGATGTGTTGTAATACGTTTCCTGAGTAATATCTGCATCTGTAAGTCCCTCTACCAGATACTGTTTATACGCCTCAACATCTGCCGGATGCATCATGCGATATTCAACCAAATGACCAAACTCATGATAGATATCTTCCTTTTCCGCATTCGATGCAGCATAAATAATACCATTCTCGTAATCACAGGCACTTCCGGGATTTCCCAAATCAACTGTTACATCTGCCATAACACTTTGTACCTTCGATGGTAATGTAGCATACGCTTCAATAACCGTATTCTTGTCCTCACGGACCTCTATGCCAGCTTTCTGTGATTTGAACTTTATATCTACGATTTTATCATCCGTAGCGGATGATTTCAATTCTTCTTTACTCAGAAACTGCTTCTTCCACTCCGCATAAGTCATGCTTTCTGGCACTTCGATACTATTGCCCTCTACATCCCTTGCGGCCCGTTTACCGTCTGTTGGTGTATCCGGATAATAGGGAACATCCGTACACCTGCAAAATGGATGAAAAGGCGGCATATTCTTTCCTGTTACCGCCTCTGCCACCGGATAGATCTTTCCGTCCAGTTCCCCGCATATTCCACAGGTCTTACTGTCCAATGTAGCCAGGATCTTGTATTTCTCCACACCGTCTTCTTTATACCCGGCATGCGTTGCCTCACTCATCACATAAGAACTCTCCGTATGCAACAGACGATAAGCATCAAACTTCTTGGCCTGCATCTTCTTTGCAAAGTCTTTTACCAGGTTCTGAGGCGGTGTGCCCTGGATTAACATGGTAGTCAGCGCTTCCATGATCTGGCCCTGCAGATGATCCTTCTGCTTCCAAAGTCGGTCTGAAAAGTTGGCACCATTAAATGGATATTTCAGCACATTTTCTATAGTTTGGGGCTCAATCTGGGCAAACTGGGAATGAAAACCACGGTACCGGTCAATATCATACCAGGTGCGATAATATGTATCCTTATACACATCACTCATCATCTTTTCGGATTCAGACTGATAATCAACTGCATACAGCTGCCTCAGGATCGCATCTACCTGGGCTTCCAGAGCCTGGTATCGTGTCATCCTGGCCTTAATGGACATATTATTGACTTTCTGGTTGTATTTGCCAATATTAGCCATTGCCAGATCAATAAACTCCCGAAGCTCCCCTATTTCTGCTTTATCAAGCCTTTTCTGGGCTTCTGTATAAGTCAGGCTATTTTCCTCTGCATAGCGCCAATAAAAACTTTCAACAGTCTTTTGGAGATCTCTTTTAGCCTGATTAAACGCTTTTTCCAGCTTGGTAAAATACTGGTTTACCGTCATTTCGCCAGCCTTATACGTTTCTTCCTGGCGCCTTTTCCAATAAGACATTACTCATCACCGCCCTGATCAGGGTTCTGACCGTCTCCTGCTTTTGGAAACATATCTGATAATTCGCCAATGCTGCTTTCTTCCTGCGCCTTTAACAGTTCCATTTCCTTTTCCGGATCTTCCACCCATGGATGATGTGCCACGATCGTTTCATCAGAAATAACACCTTTGCTCTGAGTTGCAATCTGAGATAATTCCTGGTCATTTTTAACACTGGTCCTGGTCCAGGTCTGAACTATGGTATCATCCTTGATCTGAATATTATTTAACCGGCAGATGCACCTTATAAACCGACCAAAACCCAGTTTAAATTCCGTCTCCTGCAGCCCAGCCTTCTGTTCCAGGAGGGAATACAAAAACTGCAGCGCAACTCCGGAACTGTTTCCAAAATTTTGAGGGTCCGGATCAATACCCATTCCCTGTTCAAAGATGCACTTCCTGGTAATCTCTAAAAGCTTTTCCCTGGCATCCACTGGCAGCTCGATTGTCAGTGTAGAGACACCCGAATGATCACCGTCTCCGTCACTTTCAATCTGGATAGCCTTATAATCTTTCAGATCCCGGAGGAACTGCCCCAGATCTGCGCCACCATAATTCGTCAGTACAAAGATCACTTCCTGGATATCTTCCAGGTCATTTACGAAACCACTGAACACCTTACAGTAGGTGTCGATCAACGGCTTGATGTTCTTCAGATCATCTGTATCAATGTTATTATTGAAGAACGGGAAAAAAGGCACCTCACCAGCTCCATGCA